GATCTAATAAAAAGTAATATAAATTAAAATTAATTGATTGAAAATGACGATCTAAACCCGTACAACGTTGGACGGGTTTAGAAAACAACTGGTGGATCTAATAAAAAGTAATATAAATTAAAACGTCCATTGTTTGGCCGGGCAACGTTGCCCAGCCAAACAATGGACAGAGAGGTTCGAACTGTATTTAAGTATTATAATGAATATCAAATTGGTTATCAAGAATATTTATTATCACATAAAGATGAAAAGATTGATAGATTAAATAAAAAGATTGACGACCAAACAAAAAAGATTGACGAATTGTTAAATTATGGTAAAGATACAAAAGAACAATTAAATGTTATTCAAGAACAAAATGAAGAATTACTTGAAAATGTGGAAATGTTAGATGACTCAGTTGATGAATTATATACTAAAATTGATGATATTAAGGAAGATAAGCATGAAAAATGTAATGATGATAATGATAACCATTTCTTTTCATTACTTAAGACATATAATCTTAAAGAATATAAAATTGTCTGCGGTCTTGGTAAACATAATGATAAACTTATTGCTAATTTTACAGATAATAGTGTAAAAATTAATAAGAACTATACACCAAATGCTTGTACTTTACGTAAAAGATTTAAAGAAAATGATAAATTTGAACTACAAATTAAACTTGATGAAATTAAAAATAATAAAAAATTAAAAAATAAAGTAAATCTAAAGAGAGAAGTTCGTAAGAATAAGAAGTTTATTATTAAAGGAAGTAAAATTATTTTAAATACCGGAACTGAAGAAGAATTAATTAATAAATTTATAGAATTAAATAATGAAAGATATGATGAATTTAAAAATTGTATTGTATAATTTATAATTTATATTTTTTTAGTAAAACTTTTTTCATTTCAAATTCTAAAATGAAAATTATATATATAAAAAAAGTTTATTTTATTTTTTGACCATTTAATATAGTAAATAGTTTTCTTTCTAACTATGGTTAAACATTTTAATTAAATAATTAATTAAATAATTAAAAGGTAGAAAGTGGGGTAAAATAGGGGTAAAGTGGGGTAAAGTGGGGTAAAATAAAAAATTGATTCGTATTTAATAATAATATAAAATGAATAAACACATTTATCACGAACTTGACTATACGATTATGAAAGAAATTAATACTTTGGAAAATATTTTATCTGGAATGTATAAGTCTGGTAAATTTGGAAAAATAATTAAACAAAAAAATATTATTATAGATAATAATAAAATTAGTATTTTATCATCCATTTTTGGGAGTAACTTATTTTTATTAGATAATAAAATTGAAGTAAGACCAAGTAATATACATGGTAATGGTGTATTTGCAACTAAAAATATAAAAAAAAATGAAATTATAACTTTTTACCCAGGTGATATAATTAAATATATACCAGATGAATATGAAATTGGATATGTAGTAAATTATTCTAATAGAATGAGATTAATATATAATATTAATAATGAAAATTGTAAAGATTATATTGATAATGATTATCAATATAATATTAATAAATATTATAAAATAACTGGAGATAAGAATAATATTTATGATACAAATTATATGGGACATTTAATTAACGATGGTGCAAAATGTAATACTACAAAAAAATCACAAGATATTTATAACAAAATATCACAAATTAAAGCAAATTGTTGTTTTTATAATATAAAAGATTTGCATGTTGCAATAATTTCTACTAAAGATATAAATACAGATGAAGAATTATTTATAACATATGGAGTAGATTATTGGAACTATTAATATTTTATAATATATTTTTTTAACATTTTTTAGAAATGGTTAATTACTCTAAATATATTTTTTATTTAAAATGATTTGATGACGAAAAATTTGATACCGAAATTTATTATTTTTTTAGTAATAAAACTAAATGGTTCAATATGTCTCATATAGTAAAGTTAAAGAATCATATGGAGTCAATGCTCAGACTGTGCAAAACTGTGATTAGCACAGTTCGAACTCCAATTAAATATTTAGTTGGTTCTTCAGTTAAATCTTTATTGATTTAAATATAATATTCATATTTATTATAAGAATTATCTTTAAATTAATAAATATGAATATTATATTTAAATCAATCAAAGATGCAATTGAGTTAAGACTTAATAATAAATTAGAAAAAGATGAATTTATTACTATAACGAGAAAATATTTTAAAAAAAATAAATACTATTATAATAAAATTACTTATGATGAATTAGAAAAATATGTTAAAGATAAATTTAATATTATAGATGATTCTAATATTGATTTATATTTGGAAATGGAATCAATGTTAGAATCTGGAAGAATATATACAAATAATATTAAACAAGATAATAATAGAGAACTAATAAATAAATTAGTTAGTGGAGTAAAATCTAATGAATATAATAGTACAAAATTAGTTTTAAATTTAGAATCATTTAATTCAGATAGAAAGTTGATTATTAATAATAATATTGATTATTCACAAATTAAAAGTTTGCGCATACACAGTATATTAGATATTTGTATAGATTTTAGTATATTTACAAATTTAAAAATATTATATATTCATAATAATAGATATGATGGTGAATTATTAAATTTAAATAAAAATATTGAATATATTATTTTACATCAATGTAGTAAAATTATAATCCCATATTTACCAAATTTGAAAGTATTATATTATCAAAGTTCTATGGGTAATGCATTATATGACTGTACAGAAGAATATAATAAATTAAAAAAAAGTATTGATTGGAATAAAGTAGTTGATAATATAATATATTGGTAATTAAGTAATTAGATATTATTTTTATTTGTCAGAAAATAATTTTAAAAGTTTCTTTTCTTTTAATAAAACTTTACCCATTTCTATACTCAATCCTTTCATAATATTATTGTCTGTATCACTAAATCCATTATAGAATACATTTACTGTTTGTTTATTTATTTTATTAAACAATTCTAAATATTCTGTATTATTTTTTATAATAGGAAATTTCATAGCTCTTAACAATAATTTATGTGATTTTTTCATTCTATTAACGTAAAATATTAAGTATATAAATAACTTATCTTTTTTTTATTCATAATTATTATATTTTTCAAAAAAATAAATTATTAATTATCAATAGTCCATTCATTTTATTAATATATGTATTTACATTAATAATTCCATCTAATAATTTATTATTATTATTAAGAATATTATTTTTTATATTTTTATGTTGTAGAGTATTAATACTGTTAATATAATTTACTCTTTTTTTAGTTTTCTCAAAATCTTAGAAGAGTCTTAAAAATGGGATAAAATATAGTCTTCTGTAAGATTATCAGTATTATATTTCTTGGCTGTATAATATTCTGATATCTTCCATAATGTTTTCCATTTTTTGTTTAGTCTATGTAAATTTAATAGTTTTCTTTTTAATGTTTGTGTTTTATAAAAATGTTTAATTGGTTTATTGTTAAAAGGATAAAAACCAATAAAATCATTAAAATATCCGATATCGTAACGTAATATTTGTAAATTATGTAAAATTGGTATTTTTTTTATTTCTGTATTAGAACAATTTAATTCTTGTAAATTAGGTAAGTTTGGTATTTCTTTTATATTTTTACACTCATAACAAATTAATTGTTGTAAATTAGATAAATATGGTATTTCTTTTATATCTGTATTTGAACAAATCAATTGTTGTAAATTAGATAAATGTGGTATTTCTTTTATATCTGTATTTGAACAAACTAATCTTTGTAAATTGGGTAAGTTTGGTATTTCTTTTATATTTTTACACTCATAACAATCTAATTTTTGTAAATTAGGTAAAATTGGTATTTCTTTTATTGTTTGACATTTATTTAAATCTAATTCAGTTATATTAATATCATAATTATCTTCGCATATTATACACATATTTATATATATATTATAAAATAAAATCAAATTTAAAAATAACAGAACAAACTGTTGAGTAATTAGATATTATTTTTATTTGTCAGAAAATAATTTTAAAAGTTTCTTTTCTTTTAATAAAACTTTACCCATTTCTATACTTAATCCTTTCATAATCTTATTGTCTGAATCACTAAATCCATTATAGAATCCATTTACTGTTTGTTTATTTATTTTATTAAACAATTCTAAATATTCTGGATTATTTTTTATAATAGGATATTTCATAGCTCTTAACAATAATTTATGTGATTTTTTCATCCTCTCAACTTCATCAGTAGGTAATGAATAATGTGGGATCGATGTTGGTTTTATTTCTAAATTAATTCTACTAGAATAAATAATAATACTAATAATAATTAATATTATTATATAAAATTTATATAAATCCATAATTTATTTTTTTTATTTATATATAAATATAAATAAAAAAAATAAAAATTACTAATCATAATAAGATAGCATTTTTTCTTTGATTTTGTTTAATTTTACATATAATACATCGAGTTTATTCATCTCGTGGATATATGTATTGAATTCCATATCTTTTACATTCTTTAAATGGTCTATTTGCTTTTTTACATATGGCACATTGATCTTGCCGACCAATACAGCATTACGAAGTGCTTGAATATCATTTAATATGTGTCGAATTTCTTTAGTTTTAGTATAAACTTTATATTGTTTTTGTGGAGAAATTGTATTCATTGTATTATAATTATAGATATAAAAAATCAATTTTTTTAATTAATATAGAAATGTTTTATTGAGCTTTACTAATTCTTTATTAAACTTAGATTTAGGGAGATGTGATAAAATACCACGTGGTAGATTAGATAATTTATTAATATAAATATTTTTTAATTCATTAGGAAACTTGTCTGTGAAAACTAAACCAGCTGCATTTTCATCACAACCCCAACCAGCACATCTATATACAGTTTTTTCTGAAACGCAATTATACCCATATAACATAGATAATACAATAGCAAGTATTGTTGCAAATACAGTACCCCATATTCCAAGAAATCCTATCCCACCTAAATAACTATCAGATGACGGAAATATATCAAACACAATTGGGCCTGTATATACTATCATTAATAAAATTATAATTAAATTACATTGTGTCATCGTCTTTATATTTATATATTTTTAATTTATAATATTACAAACATTTTTAATTTATTTTTAAAATTGAATATTTTATACTAAACAATTATAAATAATAAATAATGTCAGAAAAGATTTCAGAAAACCAATTATCTAATATATTAAATTCAACATTTAATAAAGACAATATCTATTATACAATTACTAATAATGATACATTAAAAAAAATATTTAAAAATTGTTCTAAAAGTGGAAATGGAAATGGTTACCCAGATAGAATTTACTTTGATGGTAAAAATTTAATTATATTTGAATGTAAATCAAATATAATTGTAAATCCATTAAAAGCTGCTATTAGTGATATAAAACTTTATATTGATAAATTATTAATTCAATTTAATAATGATAATATTATTAAATATGATATTATTAAATATAATATTTTTGGAGTAGCTTTTGTTAATAAAGATAATTATACAATATTTCAATTACAAGGAGAAAAGTTAATTGAATTAAAAGATAAGTTAATATCACTTAAGACATTTAATTTAGTAAAAAGTAATTATAATATTAATATGTCAAACAATATTAAAAATATTAATAATTATATTAGAGATAATACCAAAATTAGTAATGAAGATAAACCATTTTTCATTGCCATTATTCTAATATCTATTAAGAAGAAAAGTTTTAGAGAAATAATTAAAAATTATAATGAGAAGAAATATATTTTTGATTTACTTAAAGAAAATATACAAGAATTTGGTATAGATATTTCTGTATTTGAGAAATTTAGGAATGATGGTAATAATATATATTTCTATAATATTATTAGAATGGTGATTGATATATTTGAGGAAAATCCTACAATTGATTTATTAAATGACTTCTACTCAGAATTTGTTAAATATAATAATAATGATGGTAAGAGCTTAGGTATAGTTTTAACTCCTCATCATATAGTAGAATTAATGGTTAAACTATTAGATATTAACGAAAATGATGTAGTTTTAGATTTATGTACTGGGACTGGTAGTTTCTTACTTGAGAGTTGTAAATATAATCCTAAGAAAATTATTGGTTGCGAATATCAAAATAAATTATATACTTTATTTAGGTGTAATCTAATCTTAAGGGACATTAAAAATTGTGATTCTATTATGGGAAACTGTTTTGATAAAACATTTAAGGCAACTAAGTCTATTATTAATCCTCCTTATGGTATGAAAGGTTCTGAGAATGAGTTTGATTTTATATTAAAACAACTTGAAAGTGTAGAAGAAGGTGGTATAGTTAGTGCTATTATACCAATTAGTAA